CCACCTCGTTTTTTATATTCTCGCACCAACCAAGCATTTGCGTATGCTGATGGGTAGACATCAAATTTTCTTTTAGCTTCGGCTTTTACTCTGGCATACAAAGAAGGGTTGGTTGGGACATTTCGAGATGCTTTTTCAATGTCTGTAGATACATTAATCGGTTTTTTGTCCTGTCTGGATTGGGTTGATTCGGCACGGCGCTTTCGCCTAACGGCAGATGCAATTTGCGCAGGAGACATTCTTGCAGCACGAGCTGCCGGAACACACTTTGGATATTTACCGCTACTGGCATCTGATCTACCACATTGGTGATACCCGCCTCCTGGCTTTGGTCTGGAAATATCAACCCAGCGCTCTCGAAACCATGTGTTTAAATTTTTTTTCAATTGATCTTTTGTATCTAAAGTCTTGGCGGCATCATTAGACTTTTCTTCGTAACCATTAATTCTGGCTGCAACACCTTGTAAGTTGGCTTTGTTCTTTGCTTCCTGCATAGATTTTTTATTATTTTTTGTGTATGTGTAGCACTTGCCTTTTTCTCCCCATTTGTAACCAGGATTACCATTTTCAGAACAGGAATTAATTGGCATAATTAACTATTTTAACACACTTATTTGTAAATAGAATACAAATACTCTTGCGACCACCTTTGCACAGGTATTTCAACATTATAAAAAGCATTATAAGCCTCTTGCGAAGAATAATAAATTCTAGCATAGGCAAGCCGAGCTCCTTCATCGTAAGCAGGGCAGTCTATATTATTATCAAAATATAAAACTTTAAAATTATGTAAATTTTCTGCCGAATGTATTGCATTAATTGCAATTAATGGTTTATTACAATATGGGCAAAATTTTTCTGGATAGGGGAAGTTTTTTTTAAGGCCTCCTAATATCATTCTTCATCCTCTTTTTGTTTATCTTCTTTATTAAATAAATCTCTTAACATATAAGCAATAATTGAGTCTAAACTTTTGCGAGCAATTTCAATACCATCCATTAAACAATTTAACTCATCTAATGTCATCTCATAGTTTTCGCTCGGGCTTTGAATAAAAAAAGCAGGAACGAATCCGTCTTCAAACGGCACATTTTTAATTACTATTGTAAGACTTTCAATATCTTCTAAATTTTCATTTCCATCATAAGGCGTAATTTTCATCACAATCAATTCCTTTTTGAGTAACAACCGTAATATTTTTATATGACACTATCATATTCTTTAATAATTTTTGCAACAACTCTTGTTCTTTATTTTTCTTTTTGCCAAAGATAATAACAATTTCGTAATCATCAATATCTTTAGTAAAAAACATTTTATAATGCTTGTCTTTAATAATTTTAACTTTTTTTTCTAAATGTAATTTCATCCACAATTTTACAAATCCAGATGTTGTTGCTGGGCATATATAAATAAAAATCTGGGAGTTATATAATACTTTAATAAAATCTGTTATATATTTGTGAGGTATAAAAGTATCACTTAATACTAAGACTTTTTTATTTTCTAAATAATTAAAATTAATTTCATTGATTTTCAGCATTGGTTGGTTGGTATTTATATAAGATTAAATACATGCTGGAAATAAAAGAAAACAATAACGCAGACTTCCAGCCTATGTTGTGATCAAACCCTAAATTAATTGCAGTTTTAATACACCAAGCGTTAAAGAATGTATGAATAAGATATAAAATAAATCCAGCTGTCATGTGTACTATCATCCCACACTTTCTAACAAAAATCTTGTATTTGGAAAAAAAATATACAAAAATTCATTTTGTTTTGTTTTTTATGGTATGCTTCGCATACCCAGTATGCGAGAGTACTAAGTATACTAGTAATCTATGATACTTATACATTATTCTATAACTAATATACTTGTATACTGATCTGAATAATGATATTGATGATATACTCTGGTCATGAAAATCATAGCAATTGTTGAATCCGATGATTACAGCGGGGCTGCGATAGTTGACCCGCAGCAAATATCCATTATTCACATGAATGGTTTTTGGATGGCTGCCTCAAAATGTCTGTTTAGCCACATTCCAGTTACTTGCGAAATTTCTTCCGAACAAGCAGAATCTCTTGTTCAAAATGGTGTAAAATATTTAAACTTTGATTCAAAAACATCAACCACCAAAAAAACAAAAAAATAATAAAACTTATGAAAAAAATTAGTTGGTTTAGTCCCGGTAGTTACGACAGTAGCGGCTTGGCCTGGTACAGCCAAGGATACAGCAATGCCGCCTTGAGTATTATTAACGCGTTAAAAGAAAAAGATGTCGCCGTATTTTATAACAGAAATGAAATTGCATTTCATATCAATTTTTCTCAACCGCATTACTATCAAATGAATAATAAATTTAAAATTGGCTACACACCCTGGGAGTCCACTAAAGTTCCGTCTGGATGGTTTTATAACATGAGCTTAATGGACGAAATATGGGCTACATCTAATTTTGTTAAAGATGTTTACATAAAAAATAAAGTACACCCAAATATTCATGTCATACCCCATGGCATATCTCCAGAATTTTCTATTATAGATAGAGAAGTAATTGATAAATTTATTTTTTTACACATTGGAGCTGACTCAAAAAGAAAGAATGCACAAATGGTTGTTGATGCATTTTTGGAATTATATGATGGAGATTTTAATTTTCAATTAATTTTAAAATATAACAATTTCTGTAGCGCCGAATGTTATGTTGATAATCAATTAGTTCCAGCGTATCAACATCCGCAAATTTTAGGAATTCCAGAGATCTTGTCAACAGAAGATCTTGTTAAGTTGTATCACAAATGTCATTGTCTTGTTTACCCAACAAATGGTGAAGGTTTTGGAATGATACCTTTTGAGTCTATATGCACAGGGATGCCAACGATTGTCAGTAACGCAACAGGTTGCAGTGATTTTGCACAATACTCAATTCCATTAACATGTAATTTTGGAATAGCAGAATGGAATAGTTTGCAATACAGAGAAGATACTGGAATGTGGGCGTATCCAGACTATGATGAACTTCTTAATCTTATGGAGAATGTTGTATCTGAATACGATGAATTTAAAAAACATTCTGTCAAATCAGCAAAAATTTTACACCAAGAACATTCATGGTTGTCAGTTGCAGATAAAATTATTGAAAGGGTTAATTTTTACGAAAATTCTATTTAACCCAAGTATTTTTTATTGTTTTAATTTTTTTTTATTGATATAATTTTAATCTTAATTGCGGAGGCCTATGACATTGTTAACGGAAAAATTTATTAATTCTTATAATTCAAAAACTCCTCCTTGGGGTTTTAGTGGTTTAGGTGAAATTGTTTATCTTAGAACTTACAGCAGAAAAAATAATGAAACAAATAAATCTGAAACATGGATAGAAACCATTAAAAGAATTATAGATGGCGCTGTTGAAATTGGTGTTGACTTTACGCAACAAGAAGCTGAAAAGTTATTTGACCACATGTTTAATTTAAGATGCTCTGTTTCCGGCAGGTCTTTGTGGCAACTTGGGACCCCACTGGTTAAGTCGTTTTCTGGAACTTCTTTAAATAATTGTTTTTTTACCAATATTGAAAAAATTGAAGATTTTGAATTATTATTTGATTATTTAATGCTTGGTGGAGGTGTTGGTTTTTCCGTAGAGCGTTCAAAAATTCATGATTTACCAAAAATAAAAAATGTTAAATTCATTACGGCCGAAAGAACACCAGACGCAGATTTTATTATTCCTGACTCCAGACAGGGCTGGCGAGAATTGTTGCATAAAGTATTAGAGTCTTATTTTGTTACTGGCAAATCTTTTACATACTCAACTATTCTGGTTCGTGAGTTTGGAGCACCAGTGAAAACTTTTGGCGGCACGGCTTCTGGGCCGGGGGCGCTAGTGGATGGTATTAAAGATATTTGCAATGTCTTTAATGGAAGAGTCGGAAAAAAACTTCGCTCAATTGATGTATTAGATATTTGTAATATTATTGGAAGAGTTGTTGTTTCTGGCTCATCTCGTCGCTCTGCACAAATTGCAATTGGCGATCCAGATGATGTTTTATTCTTACGAGCCAAAAATTGGGGCTCTGGAGACATTCCTGCTTGGAGATCAAATTCTAATAACAGTATTTATGCAGATTCGTTTGACGAAATCTTACCTGAATTTTGGAAAGGCTATGATGGCACCGGAGAGCCATATGGTTTACTTAACAGGAAACTTGCTAGAACATACGGCAGGCTTAATGAAAAATCACTAGATCAAAGCATAGAAGGATTTAATCCATGTGCAGAAATTGCTCTTGCTGATGGAGAGTCTTGTAACCTTGCAACAATATTTTTACCGAACATTGAATCGCTTCAACAATTTTTAGAAATTTCACAATTGCTATATATGATTCAAAAACAAATCACAAGAATGACCTACCCGTATGAAAAAACAAATTACATTACTCATAAAAATGCTAGATTAGGTCAATCAGTTACTGGAGTTTTGCAATCAAGTAAAGAACAAATTTCTTGGTTAAAAGAAGCTTATGAGAATCTAAAATCTTTTGATAAAGATTATAGTGAAAAGAAAGAATGGAATCGCTCAATTAGACTAACAACAATTCAACCATCAGGAACTCTTTCTCTGCTTCCAGGTGTAACTCCAGGCATACATCCAGCATTTGCAGAATATTATATTCGCAGGGTTAGATTTAGTTCAGTTGACCCACTTGTTGAATCTTGTAGAAAAAGAGGATACAAGGTTGTTTGGGATATCGGCATTGATGGCAGAGAAGATCACACCAAATATGTTGTTGAGTTCCCGTGCAAATCTCCTAAAGATGCTGTGCTTGCAGCAAATATGACTGCTGTTGAACAACTAGAATGGGTCAAGAAAATGCAAACAGAATGGGCTGATAATGCCGTTTCTGTAACGGTTTATTATCGTAAAGAAGAACTTGATTCAATTAAAGAATGGCTTTATAAAAATTATGATAAAAATGTTAAATCGGTATCTTTTTTGTTACATTCTGAACACAATTTCCCCCTTCCCCCGTATGAACAAATTACAGAAGAGATCTATAATAAAACAATGGCAAAAATTAATTTAACAATACCTTTAAACGACATTGTAAACAATTTAAGCATTGAAGCCGAGGATTGCTCAACTGGATCTTGCCCGATTAAATAATTTTGTTGCAATTTTTATTAAAAATACATCTTTATGTACCCAGGTTGGTTAGTTTTTAAATAAAAATGATGTATACTGTTTAAAATGAACGCCGAAATTAATGCTAAACACTCAATGTGGATCCCAGAAAGAAGTTTTGGTGTATGTGTTTATTTTACAAAAGAAGGACAAGCTTTGACAGACGGCGATGGGGTTTTATGCGCAGAAGGAATTGTTGGAGATAATATAATTGAAAAAAAAGTTTTAGAGGCCGGTAAGTATTGGACTTCTGAAGATAATGGGTATGTTCGATGGGTTGCCGGTGGAAGAAAAATTTCCGCCTCTGAACAAGAAGATCAAATGGAGAGACTGCTTGACGGATTTGTAGCAGATCCTTTTGAAGATATGTTTGATGAGCATTTCAACAATAAACAATAAGGAAGATTAATATGGAAAACAAAATGCAAAAAGTAGAAGAAATATTGTTAAATGACGAACTTGACGATATTACATACATGGGGTTTACAAATAAAATTGAAACAACAGACCCATTTAATCTTGTAAGAATTGAAAACCTTTCAGTAAGAATGAAAAAAAAGGCTCTGCGTTTAAATAAAAAATATGAAAGTGAAGACGGTGTTAAATCTAAATTTATAGATCCGGAAGTTGTTAGCGGCTATTCTTTATACGACATTGTTACCCCACCATACGACCTAGATACCCTAGCTGGCCTTTATGATCAAAGTGCAATTCATTATGCATCAATTAATGCAAGAGTTATGAATACAGTTGGTCTTGGTTATGAATTTGTAGAAACATTAAAAGCAAAAAGAAAACTTGAAAAAGCTCATGGGTCTGAAGAAAAGATTTTAAGAATAAGACAACAAATTCAAGACCTAAAAGAAGAAATGGAAGAAGTATTTGAAAAATTAAATATTGAAGAAACATTGGTTGAAACTTTGGTTCGTGTTTGGCAAGATGTTTTGTCTGTTGGTAATGGTTATCTTGAAATAGGAAGAAACAATTCTGGGAAAGTGGGATATATCGGCCATGTTCCGGCGACCCTTGTTCGTGTACGCAGAAAAAGAGATGGTTATGTACAAATTGCAAAAACAAATAAAATTCAAGCAGTATTTTTTAGACAGTTCCAAGATTTAAAAACGCCAGACCCAATTAATAATGATCCCAAGCCAAATGAATTAATTCATTTTAAAATTTATTCTCCAAATAATAATTATTATGGCGTACCAGCAGCAGTTTCTGCTGCGGCTGCAATTGTTGGAGATAAATTTGCTAAAGAATATAATATTGATTATTTTGAAAACAAAGCAATTCCTCGTTATGCAATTGTTCTTAAAGGTGCAAAACTTAGTAATAAATCTAAACAAGAATTAATTAGTTATTTTAAAAATGAAGTAAAAGGAAGAAATCACGGAACGCTTGTTATCCCCCTTCCAGCGAGCATTGGCGCAAATACCGATATTAAATTTGAAAAATTAGAGGCCGGCATACAGGATGCTTCTTTTGATAAATATCGCAAATCCAACAGAGATGAAATTTTGGTTGCCAATAGGGTGCCAGCACCAAAAGTAGGTGTATATGATAACGCAAACTTAGCAGTTTCAAGAGATGCAGATAAAAGTTTTAAAATGCAAGTAATTGGACCAGATCAATCTATCATTGAAAAAAAACTTAATAGGCTTATGTCTGAATTTACAGACATGCTTGTTTTGCGTTTGAAGAAAATTGATTTGGTTGACGAAGATATACAATCAAGAATAAACGATAGATATTTGAGAACGGAAGTGTTAACGCCCAATGAAGTCAGAACTCAAATTGGGTTGGCTGAGCGCCATTTAGGTGACGATGTTTTGCCATTCCCAACAAATTTAAAAAAAGAAGAAAATGAAAATAATATAAAGCGCCCAGGAGCGCCTGTTGGCAATTCCAATAATTCTGCTTCGGAGCCACCCAAATCTCCAGTCGGGGATGGCGCAACAAGCGATCCCCGTGCTGATGGTGCGCAGGCAGAAAGGGGAGAAAATCAAGATTCTAGACCAAACAACGATTTGGTCAGTTAGTTAAATTAAGGAGGAATACATGAGTGAAAGTATTGTTTATAGCAATGTTTCGGTTTCAAGCGCTACGGGCTTGGTGTCTATAGGGCAGCATACAACTAGTATAAATTTTTTAAATTTAGATAGTTCAAATAATGCAACTGTTGAATTAAATGGTGGACCATTTAGGGTTGTTATTCCATCACAATCTGGTGGAAAACAATATGTTAAAATTGAAGGTGATTATACACAATTTCAAGTTATTACAGCAAGCGTTAATCTTGCTGTTTTTGCAATTGGTTAATTTGCTTTTAATATAAAATAGTTCTACAATATCTTATAGTACTATGAGTGAATTTTCCCTTGCATTTCCCATTACGATGGTCAAAAAAGAAGAACGAATTGTTACCGGCATTGCTACGGCTGACAATGTAGATAAAGTTGGTGACATTGTAGATTTTTCTGCCTCTGAAATTGCGTTCAAAAATTGGGCTGGCAATATTCGTGAAATGCATAGCCCTATTGCTGTTGGTAAGGCTATTGCTTATAAACCAATTAAAATTAACAATGAAGAAGGTGATGAATTTAATGCTATTGAAATTTCTGCTTATATCTCAAAGGGTGCGCAAAGCACTTGGGAAAAAGTTCTTGATGGAACATTAAAAGCATTTTCAATTGGCGGAAGAATTATTAAAAAAGAAATGATGGAAGGCAAGATGCATAATGGTAGACAAATGCATGTGATTAAAGAATATGAACTTGGTGAATTAAGTCTCGTGGATAATCCTGCCAATGCTTTGGCTGTAATTAATTTAATTAAAAAAACCGAAGACGGGGTTTTGGAGTATGCTCTTAAATGCTGTGGCGATATATGCGAGTATGTTCCAGTAGAAAAGAAACAACCCATAAAGGATCCTCGCGGTGGGCTGACCGCGGCAGGTCGTCGCCATTTTAAACAAACTGAAGGAGCTAACCTAAAACCCGGAGTAAGGGGGGCGGCAAATACTCCAGAAAAAATGCGCCGTAAAGGTTCTTTTCTTACACGATTTTTTACCAACCCATCTGGTCCGATGAAAAAACCAAATGGTAAACCAACACGCCTAGCTCTTTCAGCAGCGGCGTGGGGCGAACCTGTTCCCCAAGATCGTTCAGATGCCGCAAGGTTGGCGGCTAAGGGAAGAAGGCTTCTTGAAAGATATGCCAGAACTAAAGAAAAAGCCGATTTTGAAAACTCTTTTGAAGACGATCTATCTTTTGACGATGCTTTGCTTCAACAAATTGTTAGTGTTTTAAAAAACGGTGAATTCCCCTGCAATTGTGAAGAATGTGAATGTGGTGCAATAGAAAAAGATGCTTCAGTGACCACTCAAAATGCTGCATCAAAATCACCTGCAAGGAATGGTTTTATATCCCCAACAATGCCAAAACCATTAAAAAATAAAAAAAATAAAGTTGTTAAAAAAACTAATGATAATCTTCTACATGAAGAAGATCATTTTGATATAATTAAGGAGATGATCAAAGATATGGAATCTATTATTCAGCAAGACCCAGAATTGCAAATAAATAATACTTATGATATGCTTTCAGACATGAATGAGCAAGAAAACGGCAAATTAAATCTTTTAAAGAAGTTTGTTAGTTGGCTTGTTCCTGATGTCGCAGAAGAAAATGCTTCAACTTCAGTTGAAGTAGACGAAAACACACAGGAGGAAAATATGGACATTAATGTTCTTAAAGATGCCTTGAGTGCTGTCGTTGATGAAAAACTGGCAAGTTTCGCTACCTCAATTAAAGAAGAAGTAGAGGCCGCTGTTCAGGAAAAAATTGACACAGTTTCAAAAGGTTTTGAGGCTCAAAATTCAGAGCTTCAAGAAAAATTAAATGCAGCAGAAATTGCTTTAGCTGAGCAAACAGAAAAGGTTGCTGTAATTTCAGCAGCTGGTGCTGCGAAGAAAAGTGTAGATCCAGAAAACGAAGAGGATGCAGAAATTCTTACAAAGGCATCTGCTCCATCATTTTGGAAAAACACGTATTTGCCACAGGAGTTAATTAACTCCCTGGGCTATCAGTCATAAGGGAGGAACTAACATATGGCAACACAAGAAGAAATTTTAGCAAAAGCTAATGAAGTAACAACAACAGTTGTCGCCGCAAGCGCCGGCGTCCCCAGTCGTGGAGGTTTGCTCTACCCAGAACAATCCAACCGATTCTTGGACTTCGTTACAGATCAATCTGTTTTGATGAAAAACGCACGGGTTGTTCGCATGAAGACGCCACAAATGGATATTGACAAAGTATCTGTTGGAACTCAGCTTCTTCGAAAGGCAACAGAAATCACCGACGATGGTGTAAACGCACAGGTAACTTTTTCCAAAGTTTCGCTTTCTACCGTTAAGCTTCGTCTTGATTGGAACATTTCTACAGAGTCTCTTGAAGACAACATTGAAGGTGCTTCGCTTGAAGATCACATTGCACAAATGATGGCTCGTCAAACAGCCAATGACTTGGATGACTTGTTGATC